TCTTATGTCATCCTCGATGTCATCCAAGCTGACATTGTCAGACTGCCTCATCACCGCCGGCTCAATGAGCTGCATACCCTTTGGCATAAACTCATCATAATCATCGCCTAGAACAGGCAAAACCGTGATGCGAGGCTCTTTGTGCAACAATACAACATTATCTGGCAAATTAACAGCCCCACCGTCGGTCATGCGTTCACCCTAGATATGGCCAACGTAGCCGCAGGTGTAGCTGGCGCAAATGCGTTAGCCGCGTGGTGCTGCAAGCTGCCATTAGTGCGGTCTGTGGCCCAATACGCCTCAAGATAGTCCCCAGCATTTACGTTGAAGATTTGCGTGCGGGATACAATCATTGTTGCGTTGTTTTGATGTAGCGTGTTTTGCATCGCGCTATCAGCAATGTCTACTCCGTTCAATTTTGGCCAGAACCAGAAGTTGACCGTAGAGCCTGAAGATGAGTGCGTTTGCGCCGTAAAACTCAGCGTGTACGCGCCGCCCTCAGTGAAAACAATCCGAGATGCCGGCGTGCCGAGCGTAACGCCAACGCTTCCAGTCATAACGGAAAACGTCAGCGGGTAGGCTGTATTGGCCGAGGAGGCTGTCACGTCGGATGTAATCTCAAGGTGGGCAACGCCGTTTGCCAGCACGACCTGACGCCACTCGCCAGAACGTGAAACTACGGGCCACAGGTTCTCGCGATCCCACATCAGCGTGGCATCGTCAGCAGCGCTTTCGTCGCCTGTCTGCTGTACGAGTGTCGAACGTACTTGGGCAAGGTATTGCGTAAGCCTGCGCGCCCAAGTTTGCCAGTCATTGCCTGATGGCTCTGGTGCGCGATATTGCTGCGTCATCGTTTGCCGCCTTGGACGACGTCGATGCGGTTGATGCCCACACGCCAGTCAGCCAGTCTAGCGCCGGAAATCCGCATGCGTATCTGTCGGCCAGTGAACCGCATTGATACGGGGTTGGACATATCAAACGGCCCATAGCTGCGCTCGGTCCCGTTGGGATAGAAGCGCGTCTTGAATGTTGCCGTAACGTCTCCCTGTGTGCGCTCGTCTGGCAGCATCTGCGTGACCGACGCGACCGCCTCGCCCGTGCCGATAATGATGGGGCCGGTTTCCGCGAATGGCGTCAGTGAGCCGTAATCGAAGCCGACTTCATGCTCGTAAATTTTCTTGTCGTCTGCGTCTGCCCAGATTGGCAACGGAAACGCGCCGTGATCAACGCCGGATGTGCGTGCGAGGTCTCCGGTGTACCAAGTGCCCTCGACGTAGTTGTAGACAACGTAGCGGTCGTTTTCTGTCGATCCGCTGGACGGGTAGAACCAGAATATTTCGCCATACGTTGAGTTGGCCACAGCGAAGGTCTTGCTGATCTGTGCGCGGTTGATGTCGCTGAATATGTAGTCTGCAACGTCGCACTTGATTTCCTGCGCAGCGCCGCCTGAGTAGCCAAAGAAGCTGTGCGTGCCCATCCAGAACGCGCCGACGTCAACGACAGCCGCAGCTTTGGGTGCCACTAGGCCGCAGCTCGTTCCGACCCTTTCAATCCCATAAACATACGGGGGTCCAATATAGTTGGCAGCATGTGCATCTGTCGATGTCAGGATCAGCGTCTGGCCTCTAACATTTAGCCCCGACATAATTATGCCAGACGTGTTTAGCTGCAAGTCACCAGCCTCATTCGTGGCAGCGGGTGCCCACAAGTTGTTGTTCTCGCGGTCGCTCCACTGAACCTTTCGCGGGTCTCCCCCAGCCCCCAAACACATGAGAAAACGCTCTTCTGTGACAATGATGGCCTTGTTGCCGGTAGGGGCATTTGTCAGAACAGCCGCCGCACCGCCGACAGTCGGGTTCCACTCGTAAACCTTGCCGTCGTCTTGTGAGCATGCGATGAGGTTTTGCCCAAAGTTGCTCATTGACCACGTTGTAGCAGGTAGAATGCGGGCTGTGTCTGGACGCGCCACGCCGTAAGCGTAATTTCCGTAGAAGTTGCCGCCGTACCCAGTGAATGCCGCAGCGTCCTCACGGCCTGTGCTGAACCCAGCGGGAGTAATGTCTACGCGGGTGCCTGCGGAGTTCCAAGCATAAAGTTTGTTATACGTTCCGCCGACAATGTGACGGTCGCCGACATTGTCTGGCCACGCAATCATGCCCCTGATCTTAGCGTCCGCTGCGGTGTCTGAGCGCTTGCGCCAGCCGCGAAACGGGCGGATCGTGCCCTCGGTCCATCGAACCAAGTTGGCGTCGCGCCAGCGTCCTTGCGATTGAAGGTCAGTGCCGTTGCGAAAAACACCAGCAGGCAAGTCAAGGGGAATTAATGGCATATCGTCCTCAAGGTGTTAATCTGAAGGGACTATAGCACACTCCGCTTCAAATCAGCAACCCAAACGGATAATGGGTGCCGCCTGCGCAGTCGTGTGGCGCAGGCGGTGTGCTTTACGGCTTAGTCGGCCATGTAATGTTTTCTGGAAAGCCATCCTGACTACTGATGTCACGTAGAGCCTGACGATATGCTGTCTGCTCTGCTGTCATGGTACGGTCTGACAAGGCCCATACGTCTGTCGAGGCGATAAGGTTGTCACGATCTTGGCGAACCTCATTGCTGAAGTGTTGGTGTATACCCGTTTCTTCTGGGGTCATATTATTTCTCCTTTAAATGTCTGCGCTTAGATAGTCTGCTACACTATCTTTAGGTATTCTATAGATGCAAAACCTGCATCAAGACTTACGCCTCCATATTGCGTCCCACCACCGTTATAGGAGCTGCCGTGTGTTACTATTAGTTGAGTACCTGATGGGTAATAGTCAAACGCAAGCGGTGGGTGCACTGTTATCCCAGTAGGGTCATTCATATTAGCACTGCCATTTAGTCCCTGATGGAAGGGTGTATAAACCAGAGCCTGCCAATCGGTGGTTGCGGGCCTGTACAACAAAACTTGTACTATACCAGTATAGTAGCCGTTAGTGCGGTGCAGATTAATCTTGCTGTAATCGATAGTAATTTTAAGCCAGCCTGCCGAATTTCCTGAAAGAGTTTGGGTCCAAGCCACGCCAGCCGCTACTGGTGCTTGGTCTATCAGGCCACCTTGGGTCTTTTGGGTGCCGTAGTAGGTGTCGTACCCGCTGTATCTGCTATGAGAGCTACTGGTATATGTTGTCGTGGCATAGTTTGTACCACCAACACCAGCAGCACCAAATGCCGCCACTGTAGTAGCATCCACAGATGCAATGTTTTTAAGCTGGCGACCAGAGCTAATGACTTCAGAACTTCCAACACTTAAAGACGTGATATTTGGAGATGCAGTCAAGTTTACTGTAACACCGCCGCTGGTGCCGCCGCCCGTCAGGTTTGTTCCAGCAGTCACGCCCGTGATGTCGCCTACGCCCTTTGCGTTTAGCTGCGTCTGGATGTTGCTAGTCACGCCGTCAACGTAGTTTATCTCGGCTGTGGATGCAGTCACGCCATCCATCTTGTTTACTTCGGCGGTCGAGGCAGTGACGCCCAGATCGGCCAGTGTAGACGCCGCATTGTTTAACTGCGTCTGAATGTTAGAAGTCACACCATCGACGTAGTTTAACTCGGCGGCTGATGCCGTCACAGCGGTGCCGCCGACCTTTAGCGTTGACAGGTTCGGCGCAATCGCCGTCGTCCCGTCAAACAGGTTGTCGATGGTGTCGAGGTTGGTGTTGGACTTAGTCCCCCATGTGTCCTCGCTTGCGCCTACCTCCGGTTTTACTAAACCATAGGTTGTAGTTGTTGTATCAGCCATTATGCTGCCCTCTCTAAGTGATCAGCTTGAACCCAAGTTGTCGTAGGCTCGGCTGCTGTAATCCATTTATATCGTGCCTTAATGCTTAAAATTGCAGAACCGCTAATTGCCGCAGGACTTGCCCCCGCAGTAATTTGGCCGTTGCACAAAGTTGTGGAGGAAGCTGCAACGATAGAAGCGCCCGCATAGGTCGCCGCTGCACTTGTAGCTATAGCAGACACACCAGCGATTGTCGATGCCCCAGCCGCATCGAATACAGCAGACGCAGTTGATGTCGCAGCGGCATTAGATGTTGCCGCGCTCTCGCGCACACGCTGGCCGCTGGATGTGACCGTTAGCTGTGCAGCCGCAGTCAGCGATGCAGACGCTCGGCGCACACCAATCGTGGCCATGCTGCCCGAAGCGGAGATAGTTGCGCTGAAGCGTTGCTCTTTCTCAGCGTTCGCGGTTGCCGAAGAAGCCGAAGCTGATAGTGCAACTCCGTCCTTTACAACAAGAGCGGACGATGACGCCGTGGACGCGGAGGACGCACCAGACGCCGCCAGCTTAACAACGACAGCAGAAGACGCTGCGGATGAGGAGGCTGAAACGCCTGCGGATGTGTTCCGCGTAACTAGCGAAGAGGCTGACGTAGACGCCGCCGCTGAAACAGCAGAAACGCCGCGTGCAGTCTTAGCTGCAACGGCTGAAATGGACGCGCTTGCGCTTATCTGGGCGACAGCATCCTTTACGGTGCCATCGTAGCCAAATAAGCGCTCGCCATAATTACCTGAACCGTAGCCAGCCATATGTTTAGTCCAGCGTGATGTCTAGGTCGCCGGCAGGGATGCGGAACACATCGCCAGTTGCAATAGCCTTTGATACGTTCAACGCAGAGTAAGCAAGCAAGTTGCCACCAGTGGACGCATCAAATACGCCTACGTGTGATACAGTGCCATATGAGCCAGTTGACGTTGGATACTCAACCGCGCCAGTGTTTGACGCTGTGTCCCCAGAAACTGAGAAAGCCACAGACTGACGCGCATATGCGCTGCCGGATACTTCGGTGCCGCCGCCTGCGTCGCTTGGCGCTGCGGTGTATAGCGCGACGTACCAAGCAGTTGGACGCGTAGCTGTGCCTGCTGTGAATGCGAAATCGAGCAGCTCGGTTTCCAAGTGATTAGTGAAACTCATGGTAATCTCCGTTCAGATATATCTGCGTGCAACATTACACGACAAAGTCAGGAAAAGCTAGTCAGCTTCATACGTGGTGACGTAACCGAAAAGCGGGTAGCGTCAGACGCCGTTTGCAGCGACTGTTGAGCGTTTTGGTATAGACCGGCCCAGACAGGGATGCGGTTGTCTTCCTTCAGGAACGGAGCCGATTGCAGTAGCGCTGCATAGAGGTAAATGTCGGGGTTGCTAGACAGCAGCCAGTTGGTCTGGTTGGCGTCGCTCAACTTGGGGATTTCAGCGTAATATGTGAGCTGCATGTCGTATGACGCGTCAGGCGTTGGGACCACCTCGATGGTGTCGCCAACATGCGCGTAATAGTTTGGACGTCCAGCAGTGTTGTTGCTTTCCTCGGTGTACTTGAGGATGTCGTCAACAGTTATACTTGCGAGGCGATGCGTGGTGCCGCCAACAAGCGTGAAGCGCATCGTCTCAAGCCAATCAGCCGGTAACTGAACATAGCTGGTGTCGAGGACAGCGTCAGCACGCGTGATCATCTTGTGGTGGCGTATCTTGCGATTAAGATCGCTCTCCGCATACTCGATAAAGTCGGGGATCGTGTCCACAAGGTCATCTCGATTGAGCCAGTTGGCGATGCTCGCCTTTAGGCCATCATATGTTGTTATGCTCACAGCGTGCCCGCCCTTGTTCTGAATACTTGGTTGTCGCCGTCGTTCATCCACTTTTTCAAGGCTTTTGGATCGTCAGCTATACCCTTGCGTTTCAGCTCATAGTACACTGAAAGCGGGATCGTGGCCACCTTATTAAGATCGCCATGTTTGTTCGGTGTGTCGTTGTACTGACGCTTGTTCGCCTGAACGATAGCGGAGACATTCTGCTGTGTCTCAACAACGTATTCACCATTGCCTGTGACGTGCCAGTATTTCGTAATGCCGGTGGCGTCGTCTTGGCTGAAAATTCTCTTCACAGTTACCCTCCTAAAGTGATCGGGGCGACCGAAGCCGCCCCGTCATAACTTATGATGTAGTCAAGTCGAACACGCCAGCGTGCGCTTGTTCGTTCAAAACTTTCATGCCAAATTCAGCCAGAACCATTGATTTCTCAGCATCGCCTGTGCGGGAAAGTTCGATCTGCTGGATCGGACGCAGGAAGCATACAGATGCATACTCAGGGTCAAGCAAGAACGCGTCACGCTCACGCATAAAGCGGTTTGGTGTCACAGAAAGTGTACCAAAGTCAGATAGATAGACGTCAGCAGCGCCGATGATGGTTGTTGGGCCATCGGAAGGTGCTTGGTAACGCTGAGCCGCAATACCTGCAAATCCGGATACAACAGTTTTGTTGTGTGGACCGACCATCAATACGCTTGGCTGACCGCCCGATGTGTATGCCAGTTGCATGGCGTTCTTGACCATTGCTTCTGTCAAATCGCGCTGCGTGCCATCTGTACGTGCATTGGAACCGTCACCAGTTGGGGAAACGCCGTCTGTAGCGCCGCCAGTGGAGAAGTTGTCGTTGGTTGCGATCCATGCACCCAAGCCCGCAGTTTCGCGTGCAGTTGAAGAGTTGCCAGCAACTTGAGCATTGTTGTCTGTCAACGTGGCTTCGATGTCACGACGTAGCTCTTTGCCGCGCTTTGCAAGCTGGAAGCTAAGTTCGTCGTTACGGCCTGCCAAGTCTTGTGCAGACATGTTGCCAGCTACAATGGTTGTACGACGCAAGATGTGCGTGTAGTTGCCGACGCGTGTTGTGGCGGATGTTGCATCAAATGATGATACATCATCGCCATCAATTACAGCGGTTGTGGAAGTTGCTGCAAGCGTGTCTGTCTGCCACTCAAAATACGTGTTGGACACGTTTTCAGAGCCGATGTTTGACTGCAACGGCACTTCTTCTGGTGAGACGTTTGAGATGATGTCACTCAGGCTCTCTTTTATGCCCTGAGCCGAAAAAGAGGTGAATGTATTTGCTACGATAGCCATGATGGCCTCCTAAAGTAGAGATTTGATTGCAGCCGCAGCATCATTGACACGGCCACTTTGACGTACGCGCTGTAGCGCTTGTTGCTGCTCACCTTTCGGTCGAGGCTGTGTAGCACGGCTTCCGCTCTTCAATGTCTTGGACGCTTGCTGTTTCGGCTTCTGTTTCGCCGTCTTTGCACGCGTTTGTCCGCGATCATATAGCATTGCCTTGCGCGCTAGTTTCACAAGCGTTGCATTTGTCAAGCCGCTAATGTCTTGCTCACTGAAACCTTCCCGACCCAAAAAATCTTTAAGATCATTTGCTTCTTTTGACGCGACTTTGCTGTCACGCCATTCGGGGATAATCTCAGGCAAAACTTCACGCTGCTGTTCAACAAACTTAGCCTGCATGTGCTGCACCTTTTGCTGGTGCAACTGCTGCATGCGCTGCTGTTCAGCGTGTACCGCTTGCAGTTGAGCATTGCGCTCTTCGTTCTGCTTACGCCACTGACGTTCTGCTTTCGCTGCCATCGTGGGGTCTGTATCATACAGAATGTCCCAGTCCGGCTCCTGTTCGACTGATTGCTCGATCCGCTGCCTTAGTGCCGGCAGCATCTGAGCGTATTGAGCACGTTCGAGATCCATCTCTTCTGCGTGCGCTTCGACCTCACGGGTGCGATCTGCAAGCGCCTGAGTTTTTCTCGTGTAATCTCTCTGCCGAAGTCCTCCACGTTTTAGCTCTTCAACGGTGGTCTCTTCGCCGTCTACATCGACAACTGCCGACATTAGGTCAAAGGACGCGTCGTCCTGCTCTTCCGCTTCGTCATCTGCTTCGAGTTCGCCAAATTCGTATTCTTCAGGTTGCTCCTCTGAATACTCTTCCGACGTTTCGGCGTCATCCATAGATTGCTCTACAGGTTCAACCTCAAGCGCATCAGGCTCCGTCACGTTATCCCCTTCGGGCGAGATCATGGCTCTGATTGCATTTTGTGCGGTGTTCAGATCAGTCCCGAGTGGGTTGCTGGCTTCTGACATTCGTCTACTCCCTATTATGCGCTATTTTGACTTTTTTTCAATAGCCGCATTATCCGACATTGCACGCAGCTTCTGGCTCACGCCCTGAACGCCACGCAGTTTCATGTAAATGCCCTCGCGGGCCTCACTATCGCTGACTGAGGTTGTTTTAAATTCCTCCCAGCAATCCTGCTCGATCTCATCCATAAAGCGGATAAAATCAGTGTCACGTAGAAGACGAGCAGCTTCCTGCCCGTCATCAATAATTTGCTGTTTAGACTTCACGCGTAGCATCCTTAATTATGTCGGCCTGCGCCTTCATGACTTCGCGGTTGATCGCCATGTCCGACTTGATCTTAGCCACGTTGAGCTGCGTGCCATACTTGGCCTGCATTTCTTCGGCCTTGACGTATAGCTCCGCTTCAAGTTCGTCGCGCTTGCGATCATCGTCCATTATCATCTTTTCACGCCCAAGCTGCAACTCAGCAGCCTTCTTCTGCATGTCCGCCTGTATCTGCTGGATTTGCACCTGTATCAACTGCTCATTGATGTCAGGTTTATCTTGCGCTGGCGGTGGCTGGAATTGCGCAGGGTCTGCCCAGAATTGCGAGGTGTCTTTGAACCCTGCAAGTTCCGTCATCGCCTTCAGCGTATTGGACAGCTTGCTGATGTCGGTCAGCGGGTTCTGTGGACCCATTGTCGCCATAGCTTCCTTCTGCATCTCGCCGATCTGGCGAAGCATCATCATGCGCTCAGTGTCGGAACCTCGGCCCAGAGCCACGTTTATGGTGACGTCCATGTTTGAGTTGAATGCGCGCGGGTCGATTGGCACAAATTCGTTGCTCAATCGGACCATGCGCTCGCGATCTTGGTGCGTCGTGATTAAGTGTAGCACGAGTTGATACATGCGCTTGACGCCGGTCTCAGCAAAGATGCGGGCGATCAGCTCAATGTGCTGCTGTGCTGCGCTTACAGTGGCAGCAACGGCAGTTGCGGTAGATGATTGCAAGGCACTAGCATCAAGCCCAGCAGACGCCTTTGAGATGCCTGTGCGGGCCTCTTTAACCTGATCCATGTATTGCAGGACCGGAAACGCCTCACGACCGACGAACGGCATAGAAAGTGGCTGCACCTGACCGGCAGAACGCTGGCGGATGATCGCGCCAACCTCTGTGGAAAGAACGTCATCCATGTTGACCATTCCCTCGGTCACAGCAATGCGTGGGTGGATGGACATCGCCAAGCTGTCAAGCGTGTTGCGCATGATGGATGACTTGATGCGCTGAATATCCATGACTGTCTCAGCGACACTGTGACCGAATAGGTCATGAGCCTCTGGGTCTGGGCACATTGTGGCAAACGGTGCCATTGTGCATGGCTCATTCATAAGGATTTTATTGCCGTCGCCTGCTGTGCAAATTTTGCGCAGTTCAGCGATGCCGTCGCCATCATAATCTACTTTGATGTAGTTCTCGACGTAGAGAACCTTCTTCATCGCAGGATCGTTGCGCTCATTCATCTCGTTAGACAGCGCCTTGTTGCGCGTGTAACGCTCGACGTTGGTTGACATGTCTTCGTGCGCGGAGCTTAGTTTTGAGACTTCGTCGTAGTCATAACCCATCGCAACAAGCTCTGAGACGGTGACGATGCGACGGTGTGCAACGTAGTCAGCCTCCTCAACCGACTTAGCCTCGCGAGAAACCAGAAACTCTTCTGGCGGAACGGCCTCAACCTTCACGCGACCGTCTGGGTGCGTGTATGTGGCACGAACGGCATGCTCCATAGGAGGCTCCACGATCATGCCGGTCATTTCGTCCATCATTGGCTCGCCGGCAGGCGTGGACGCCGTGATCTCGATTTCGACATCTGGGTCAGACATCAGAGCGTTCAGAGACGCGTCATCAAGGCCGCTCATGTCGTACGTCTCAAACTTAGTCTGGTCGTCCCAGTAAACTTTGATGATGCCGAGCTTGCGCACTAGGGCATCCATAAATGCGCTGTGCATTTCGAGGAAGCCGTTGTTGTCGCGGTTGATAACGAAATTGGCGTAGTCTGTGGCTTGCTTAGCGCTCGCAACGTCCTCTGGACCCTGCGGGACAAACTCAACAGTGCGGTCTGTGCCGTGGAAGATACGCATCAAGGACGGCATGATCGCCTGTACGGTATCACGTACGTCCATTGAGACGACTTGACTGCGGCCCTCTTCCTCATTGCCGAATGGCTCGCCGCGATAGTATTGCGTCGCCGTTGCGCGCATCGGGCTGATCCAGTTGTCAATGTAGTCGATTGCGTCTTCAATCTCTTTGCCGACGATGCCCTGCAGCTCGTCGTCCTTCATCACGTCTGGGTTCAGCTCTTCTTCGAGCGCCGACACCATCTGGTTGATTTCATAGTCCATTGATTTGGCCCTCTTGTGCGACACTTGATTTCTTGTTAACATCATCTCCT